CGTGCCACCAAACGCCACCGTAACCATCTTGGCCACCGCTTTCAAATCGCGCCACGACCGACGCACGCGCGCCCGCCACCACTCCGGCCAAAACTCCCGCACCCGGTAAGGGCGACGGCGCTTCTTCGGGTCCCGGTATAGATTGGCAAGCATCGCCATCATGCTCGCCATCCAATAATCCAGCCTGGCACCGCCCAGCGGTTCCACCCGCAGGAAGGCCTGCCACTCTGCGAACTCTCGGCTGCTGATGCGCGCCTGCGCCTCCGCCACACTCATGCCCAACAGCGCCGCCAACCGAAACCACGCCCGCCGCTCCGGGCGCGCCCTCAGTTTTTTTCCAGCGCCTCCACGTCTTCTTCCGTCAGCGCCGAAAGCCGCACCGCGGCTTCGAAAACACGATTCAGCGCGGCCGCGCTTTTGCGCCCCAGCGCCTCGATGTCCTCATCGCTGAAAATCCGCTCGCCGTTTTCGTCCACGATGCACCGCGCCACATACCGCGCCCGGAAATTGTCCAGCGGACGACGCAATTCTGCCGCCTCGGCCTCCAGCGCATCACGCTCCGCGCCGGTCAGCCCGCGCACGCGCACCACGCCGCCCCACTCCGGCACGGCCACCTCGACCGTCTCCAAATCCTGCGCCTGCAAAATCTCGTCACGCGTCAGAATCTTTCCCATTCGCTACCTCCGCAATTCCTAATTCGCAATTTTCTGGGCAGGCGCGCCCCCCTCGCGCCGCCCCTAACTTGCCTTACCTGCCTAACGCCCTATCACGCCAACGTCGGCTTCCCTGTAATCTTCAGCGTCACGCTCGCGCTTAACTTGCCGTTTACCGGCGCATCCGCTTCGAATGCCGTCACATAGGCCGCGAACTGCCATTCTGTCCCGTCTGGAAAGACTACCTTCCAGTTGCGCTTCGTTCGCGCCGCAAAATCCGCCATCAGGCCCGCACTCGCATTGTGCGTGGCCTCCGTCGGAATAAAGTTGATGTCGAAGCTCACCTCCCCCGCGTCCAGCAACGTCACGATGTATTCCTTCCAACCGTCCGTGCTGCCCTGATGCGTCACCTCTTCCGTGTCCGCACCCAACGAAGGCGGCTTGATGTCCTGCACCTCCGCAATCGGCGTGAAGTTTTCCGGATCTGCCCCGTCGCCCCGCAGTAAGAGCGTTCCAAACGAAGAAATTGCATTGCTTTCAGCCATTGGTCATACCTCCTCAATCTTCTGCGTGCCAGATGATGACATCCAGCACACGCTCGAATTTGCCAGTTTCAAAGAAAAATCCGTCTCGCTCGGTATCCACGAAGACCGCCTGCACCGGCACGCCGCCCATCGATCCGCGATAGCCGCTCACTGCCTGCCGCACAGCCTTCGCGACCGCCACGGCCTCAGCCTGCCGCGCCGCCCTCGCCGTAATTTGCACCCGCGGCCACGCCAGTCCGCTCGGCCCTGTCTGCGCATACACACGCGGCGTACTTACTCGCTTCAATACCACCAACGGCAGCGCCGCGTCCTGGGGCGCAACGGTCACGAACACCCGCTCGCCCACCAACGCCGTCACACCGGCGTTGGCCAGCAAAAACACCCGCAGCGCCTCCGTCACATCCATCACCGCACCGCCTTCATTATGGCCTGCACAAGCACCTTGCCCATCGCGCGCACCGCCTCGTCGCCGTGCTCGTCAATGGCTGGGCGCAAAAACGGGCGCTCCGGCACGCCGGGGTGGTGCACCTCGCCACGCACCACTTGGCTATCGCCTGCGCCAAACGCCACCGCCCGCTTGCCCGACCCGCGCTTCGGACGAATCACGTGCGGCTTCGCACCAAACTCTGCGAACGCGTAATCCCAATGCTTCCTGTCAGGCCCCACCGCCGCAGCCACCACATCGCCCTTGCGTTTCTCCATCACCGCATACACATGCGGCCCAGGTGCATCACGCCGCGCCGCGGCCTCGATGACCAGCGCACCCTCGAAGACCGCATCCGGCAGCATCTTGCGCAAGTCCACGCCCAACGCGCGCAGCACATCCGTCAACTCGCTTATGCCCTCGACTTTCCAGTCGATTTTTGCCTTTCGTCCGCTGCCCTTACTCATCGACCTGCTCCTTGCAAAGCAGAAGCCACATCCGCTTGCGCTCGTTGACGTTCACCACGCTCACGATCTCAAACTTGCGACCTTCAAAAAGCAGGCGCATCGTTGGCTTCGGCGCCGCGCCAGCGCGCCAGCGCAGCCAAACCTTGTGCGTGATCTCGGCTTCCACCTGTACACCCTCGTTGAACTCGCGCCCGCTCACCGGCTGCACTGTCGCCCAGGTCGTCAGCACATCCGCCCAGTCGTCCAACGTCTGGCCAAAACCATCCACCGCGCCCGACCGCGCTTGCAGCGTGATCCTGTGCCTCAATCGACCGCTTTCCATCAAAACCTCGCCGCTCGCAGGGGCGCGACCAGATACCACACGCCCATCGGAATATCTTCCAACGACTTAGCTTCGCTCACCGCCTCGCGGTGTTCGAACCAGTGCGCCGCCAAAAGCCGGATAGCCTGCCGCGCGGCCTCCGGCACGTTCTTTGGCTCGCCGTATCCGGCCACATACTCCACACGCACCCCCGCGGCCGGGACCAGCGCCGCGCTCGGCCATGCCTGCCCCGCGCGCAGCACCACCCGCCCTGGCGTGCTGGTCGTGTCCACCACATACGTCGCTGCATCCAGCGTATGCATCGCGCCGGCGGCATCGGTATAGGTCACGGCGCTCACCGCCTGCAACGGCGGGCGCGGCAGGCGCAGCACGTCGTCCTCAGGCCAGGCATCAAGGGTTAGGGCAAGGGTCTGGGTAATGAACGCGCGCCACAACAGGCGCTCCAATGTCTCCCGCGCCGCACGGATATAGGCCCCAATCAGGCCGTCTTCGTCCGCATAGTCCACGCGCAACTGCGCCTTCACCTCGTCCACACTCACCGGCTCTTCCACCGGTGGCGTCACCACAACCAGACCCATCGCCCTATCCTCCTCGCCCAGGGTGATTCACGTTATTTCTTGACGGCTTTTTCTTCAGGTTCTTTGGCGGCCTTCTCGGAAGGTTCCTTGACGGCCTTCTCGGAAGGTTCCTTGACGGCCTTCTCGCGCTTGGGACCGCCCTTTTCCTTCACTTCCACGGCACGGCCGGCGCGAATCACGCTCTTGGCCAGGCCGTCGGGCAGTTCCACCACCTCGCCGGGCTTCCGCGCCACGCCCTGAATCGTGCAGGGAATCAAAATCTTGACTTTCACGATCCACACTCCTTGTTTCTGTGGGGCAGGGCATACGGTTCAACCCTGCCCCTTCAACGAACCGTTACTCGCAAATTGCTATTCGCAATTTGCTTACACCGCCGCGTCCAGAATCACGGCGAAACTCTCCGGGTGCCGCGGCGCAATGTCCACGTCCATGAAGGCGGTCACCAGCAGTTGACCTTTGCGCCCCTGGGTGTACGGGTCGACCAGAATATCCATCCCGTTGCCCCACACGCCGATGATCAAGTCCTGCCAGTTGCCGAAGAAGATCGCGCTCAACCCCGTGCCGGTGCCTTTAATCAAATCATTGCGCACCTGGGTGGTCACCAGCGCACGATAGCCGTTCAACGGGTTCTGCCCGTTCTCCCAGATGAAACTGGGGTACCCACTCACCTTCGGCGCGGTCTTCAGATAGCCGCGCACCGACGGGTTGGTGATATAGGCCATCCGTTGGACGTCCGCGTTGGCGTTGGCGATCGCCGTTTCCAGCGCCACGATGTGGCGCCACTCCGGCGCGCCGCCGTCTGTGCCGATGGGCACCACGCTCACTTCAGCGTTGTTCGCCAATCCCAGCGGTTCGGGATCTGTGCCGCTGCCGTGCAGCGCCGCGCGGTCGATGCCCAACGCAATTGCCTGGGCAATGTCTTCGCGGGTCATTCTTTCCACGTCCATACTACTTTGCAGTAGTGATTTGCGGCTAATAGCAGTCGTCGCCGATGCCGATTTGGGAGACAATGTCACTTGTCCAAACTCGTAATTACTCTCATTAGCCTCGCCATTCTCTGCTACCCATTGCATCGTTGCACCGCCGGTGACCCGCGAAAGCGGCAGATCACCTACCAGGCCGGTCAGGGTGCGCGCGCCCGCCTGCTTCAGCACCATCCGTGCATACAGCATCTCGATGAAGGTGATCGGCTCCTGCCCCACCAGGTACCCGCCCTGGGTGTCGGTGCCGACCACGATGCCGCGGCGCTCCGGCAGCGGCGCTTCCAGCACGTCGAAAGGCACGAAGAAGCCCCGTGGCTCATGGCCCAGGCGCTTGGCCACTTCCTCACTGGCCTCGCGTTCCAGTTCCGCACCGCGCCAATCGTTCCGCTCTGCAGCCCGAATGGCACGGTGCAGGCTATACTTCTCCAGGTCACGCCTCTCCATGCCAATGCGGCCCGCAGGCTCCGGCTTCACCGCGCCGCGCTGCGGCTCGCGCAACTCGCGCACTTCGATGTTCACCTTTTCCAGCCGTTTGGCGCGCGCTTCCAGCTGGTCGGCCTCGGCCATCAGCGCGTCGAACTGCTCGCGCTCTTCCTCGGTCAGGTCGCGGTCTTCGGCCTCGGCGGCCTCCACCAGCGCCTGCGCCTCTTCCAACTTCTGCGCCCGCTTTTGGCGCAATTCGTCCACTTTGGTACCCATGAGTTTCCTCCTCAAACTACAGTCGTTTTGCGATTTCAACCTTGGCACGCAACACACCCAAACGCCGCCCCTGCAACACCTGGTCGTCGCCTGCCTCACCCTCACCCGCGCGGCCCTCCGCGCCGGCTTGGGCCGGTAACGCCGCAATGCGGCGCAAATCCGCTAACCATGCTTCCAGCGCCCGCACTCCGATTTCCGTCTGCGGGTATGCAGGCATCGTCACCGGCGAAACATCATACAAATCCACATCCAGTAAGCGGCGCACGGGCTTCCCGTCTGCTGCCGTGCTCCACTTGTCACCGCCTTCCGGCACCCGGAACGAAAATGACATCTGCGTCACGTCCCCGCGCCGGATGCTCTCCATGAGATCCCGCGCCCACTGGGTTTCCGGTGGCAAAATCTCCACCCGCAGCCCGTGACTGTCCTCTTCCAGGTGCAACGTGCCCGCGCTGACGCGCCCCAACACGTAGTTCGTGTCATGGTTCCACAGCGCCACCACGTCTTGCCCCTCGGCCAACGCCCTGCGGAACGCGCCTGGGGCAATCTCTTCGTAAAAATCCCAAATCAACGTGGGCTGATTGAACACCGCGGCATACCCCACCAGCCGCGGGCGATTGTCCGCACCCGTCTCTGCCCGCATCTCCACGGTAAACGCCCGGCGTTCCACAGCCGCACCTACCATTTCTTGCAGTTTCTGCTCGTCCATCGTCCCGTCCTCCTAATCTGCCACTGTAATCATGCAATCGCACCCGTCGTGCAACGGCGGGTGCCCCACCCACTGCCGCACCACGAATTCCGGCTTGGTGTCATCACCGGGCAGCACCTCGCCCTTCGCCACGAACCACCCTTCGATGCCGACCACCTGGCCATCCAGCCGCTTGCAATAGGGGCAACTCTTGTCGAATGTCACCCAAACCAAATGCTTCACGCCTAACGCCGTGAATACCCACTTCGCCACCGCGTTGTTCAGCCGGTGCGCGTTCCGCCGCGCTTCCTTATCCGCGCGCGTCGCCCGCCATTCCTCCGTCCGTGCGGTTACCGCGTCCATTGCCTCGGCCGCGTCCGCGGTGTTCACCAGTTCCCTGACCTGCCCCGCGCTGGAACCCGTCCACCGCTCGGCCAGGGTCTCCAGATACTCGTCCACGAAGCCTTCCACACCCTGGGGCGCGCCTTGGCCTTGCGTTTCTATAGAAACGCTTACCGCCTCTCCCGCGGCGGCCTCTGCCACCGCCCGCGCATAGGCCAGGAAGACCGGGCGCAGTTTGTCCTGCATCCAGCCCGCGTGCTGCTCCATGAACGTATCCAGCCACGCCAGGAAGCCCGCCGTATCTCTCCGGCCAAGATACTTCCGCGCCGCATTCGCCACATCGTTGGCTTCTCGCCGCGCCACCCGCTCGAACGCGTCCAACAGCGCTTCGTGATGGTAGTCAATCAATTGCCGCCGTGCTGCAACCCGCTTTTCCGCCGCGCGCTGCTCCACAACCTGCAACGGCCCCGGTGCGTGCAAACTTCGCTTTTGCTGCTGCGCCATCATGTTCATCGGCGTCCAATAGGTATCGCCACCCGGAATTGGGTTCATGTTTTCCAGGCTGCGAATGTCATTCGCACTCAGCCACCCGCCGGTGCGCCCGATGTTGTAGGCCTCGTAACGACTCTTGATGTCACCGCGCAGCAACCCATCTACCAGATGCTCGGCAAAATACCTCTTCCGCTCCGCGGGCGTCAAAAGCCGCATCCGGATCGCCTGTTCCCACCGCACCAACCACGGCCGCAGGGTGTAAACCACAAACTCGATGCCCTGGTGCTCGATGTTGCTGAACGTCGCCCGATCTAAATCCGCCAGCATATGCGGCGGAATGCGGTACAAACGCGCAATTTCCGTGACCTGAAACTTGCGGGTTTCCAGAAATTGCGAATCCTGCGGCGGTAGCCCTACCGTTTCGATGTCCATCCCCTCTTCCAGAATGGCCGGTTTGTGGGCTTTGTCCACCCCGCTATGGGCCTCTTCCCAACTTTCTTTGAGATGCTTATACGCGTCCTCACTCAATCTGTCGGGATGCTTCAGCACTACACCTGGACGGGCATCATTTTCAAAAAACCGCGCACCATACTCTTCTGCAGCCAGCAACAACCACAAACTGCGCCGTGCAAGACCAACGGGTGAATACCCCACTAATCCATCAAAGCCCAACGCCGGAATATGCAGAATTTCCTCCGCGGCAAATGGCTGCCGCACGCCTTCATAGTGATATTCCAACGCACCAGCGGCATTCCGTTTGACCGTCATCTTGTCCGGGCGCAACGGCCATAATTCACGTACCCGTCCACCGTTATCACGCACAATTTGGGCATACGCATTGCCCCACGTCCCCAGGTGCGCCTGTAACGTCTCACGGAACACGACCGCTGTCATTTCAGGATTAGGCTGATCGTGCAACAATTCATAAAGGGGATGTTTGGTTGCCCGCCGCTTGCCCCCATCTGCAGTACGCTCATAGAGAATCAGAGGCAGGCTTCCCACGCTTTCGGCAATCAATCGCACTGCGGAATACACCGCGACAATGGTAAGAGCGTTCCGCGGTGTAACCACGGGAGTTCCGCCGTTCGCCCGCAACGCCGTCCACCACTGCTTCGTCGGCAGGGTATACACCCCGCGCCGTTCAGGTAACGCTATCGCCCGCTGCAAAATGCCCATCTCACTGGCTCCGCATCGCGCCCAACAGGCTTACCACCAGCAGCATCCCACCTGCTGCCAGCAGCCCCAAATCCATACCCCACCGCAGGCCCACGCCCGCGCTGGTCATGGCCCATCCTACGAAACCCATCACATCGTAAACATCTACCTGCAACCGTTTCATAGTGTCCGTATCCCTCGCGTCTCGTAAACCGACCCACCTTCCGCGGCGTGGCGCGTTGCCCTGTCCAGGGCCATGATGAGCGCCACCATCCCATCGATCTTTTCACGGCTCTTTTTCTTGTTCGGCTTCACATTGCCCGCGGGGTCAGTGTCCACCACCAGGTTATCAGCCATCCACCGCAGCACCGGATGACCTCCGTGGGCTATTTTCCCTTCCAGGACCAAACGTAATAATTCTTTCGTGGGGGGGCTCATGCTACGAAAGCCCTGGCCGAACTGCACCATCGTGAAACCGCGCTCTTCCAGCGCCGTGCTGATTTGCACCGCGCCCCACCGGTCGAAGGCAATTTCCCGAATGTCGTACATCTCACCCAGGCGCTCGATTTCCGCCATGATGAAAGCGTAATCAATCACATTCCCCGGCGTCGCCGTGATGTAACCATCGCGCACCCAGGCATCGTAAGGCACTCGGTCACGCCGCGCGCGCTCGACGATGTTCTCTTCCGGAATCCAGAACCGCGACACCACCCGCCACAAATCGCCTTCCTCCCGCGGCGGAAAGACGATTTCGAAAGCCGCAATATCCACGCTGCTGGCCAGGTCGAGGCCGCCATAGCCCACCCAGCCCGCCAGGGCTTCTTCGTCCACCTCATGGGCGCACGCATTCCACGCCTCCATCGGCAGCCAACGCGTTTCCTGCTGCGTCCACTGGTTCAGGTGCAGCCGCCGGAAGGTGTTCTGATACGCCGGGCTTTGCTGCGCCCGCCGCGCCTCCCCGCGCAAGTATTCCCACTTCAAGGTGTGCCCCAGGCTGGGGTTGGCTTTCTTCCACACCTCTTCATCCAGCCAATCGTCATCTTCGTCTGCCGCCCAAATTGCTGGGTAGAAGGTATCGTCTTCGATGATGCCCTCAGCCACCTTGCGGGCGTACTCGTGTTGCTCCCAGCAAATGCTCTCGCGGTCATACCCCGCTGTGGTGATTGCAATCACCAGGGGCTGCCGCCGCGCGCCCGTGGCCGTTGTCAACACGTCCCACAACTCACGGTTGGGCTGCGCGTGCAACTCGTCGAACACCACCCCGTGGGCGTTGAATCCGTGTTTGGTGTAGGCATCCGCCGACACTACCCGATACACACTCCGCGTCGCCGGAACCACAATGCTGCGCTTGTAAACCTCGCTCCGCGCCTCCAGCGCGGGGCTGGCTTCCACCATCTGCTTCGCCAGGTCAAACACAATCGCCGCCTGGTCGGTATCCGCCGCCGCGCTGTAAATCTCCGCCCCCGGCTCATCGTCCAGGAACAGCATATACAGCGCCAAGCCAGCCGCAAGGTTCGACTTCCCGTTTTTCCGGGGCACCTCAATGTAAACCGTGCGATAGCGCCGCGTGCCGTCAGGCCGCTTCCAGCCGAAAACATCCCGCACGATCTTCTTCTGCCACGGCAGCAGCAGGAATGGTTGACCGGCCCACTCGCCCTTCACATGCACAAGCAGGCGCTCGAAGAATGCCACGGCCACCGCCGCGGCCTGTTCATCGAACCAATACTCAGCCATCGCCGTCCTCATCCTCGCCGTCGCCACGCGTTTCTATAGAAACGCGCCCCTGCTCAACCTCATCCGCTGCCTGCGCCACCGCCGCAAACAGCATCTCCGCCAGCGATTTCCCGCCGCCACCCCCCGGCTGCACATGCACCCGCGCCCTGTCCGCGGGCGTCAACCCAAACCGTGCGGCATACTCCCGAAAGGCCTTGCTGTTATCCCGCCACACCTGCAATAGCGGGTGTTTGCGCGGCAGCCCGCGCTCGTCCTCGGCAATCATGCCTTCCTGCTCTATCTGTCGCCATGCCTTGCTGGCCAGCGCCCAATGCTTCGCCATAATCTCGAACGCGGGCACATCCGCGGCGGTCAGCAGTCCCATGTCCACCAGCGCCCGCGCAGCCTGGCGCCAAAACCGCGCCGCGTCCTTGTCCAATCCGCTCGGCACCCGCGGCGGTCGGCTCAACGCCTGGGCCGTAGGCTCCTCCGGCAACGCGCGCTTGCCCGGGTTCCCCTCCAACCGCTTCAACGCGGTGGGCTTCGGGGGCCTTCCCCTCATCGTTTCCGCTCCTGTGGAAATTCCGCGAATTTCGCGGGCATGTGCGCATGACTGCCGAACGGTCTCGCACTCTGGTTACCCAGAGATTTAGCCCCCCCTCCCCCCTGCGGGCGCCCGAACCCGCCGTCTTCCAGCGCCGTCTTGCGTGCGTGGCACGATTTGCACAGGGGTTGCAAGTTTTTGCGTGCGTGCGTGCCTCCCCGCGCCAACGGGACGATGTGATCCACCTCGGTCGCCAGCACCACTTCACCGCGCTCGGCGTGCTCCCCAAACGGATCTGCACAAAGCGGCTGCGATTTGAGTACTTGTAATCGTATCTTCCGCCAGCGCGCATCATAGCCGCGCCGTGCCGCACTCCCCCGCACCCGCTCCTGCTGGCGCGCGTGCTCCCGGCAATACGCCCCAACCTCGGCAAACCTGGGGCATCCCGAAACAGCGCATGGCCGACGCGGCTTCCTCGGCATCAGTCTGCTCCTCTCACCACTTCAGCCCAAACATAGCATGAGCAAGCCACAGCCCAATACTGCTAAACAGGCTTATTGCCACAGCCCACAACGCTCGTTGTGTGCCGTTCAACACTCGTTTGATATCCCGCATGTCGTCCACCATACCGGGTTTTTCTCGCCCGCCATCCTCGCCGAACAACACCCGACGGTGCTTCTCCATCTCTTTTTCCAGTGCGCTCACGCGGCCATCCATCAGCCGCAGGGTCGTTTTCATGTCTGCAATGCCCGAAGCGATAACATCCAAACGCTCGAACATCGCATCCATGCGGCGCATCATCTCAGCATTGGTTACTCGTTGCCCGCTCATACTCACCCCTCTTGCTCCGCTTCTTGGAAAACTCCACCATGCCGAAGACCAACGCCAGAAAATTGATGCCATTCACAACTATGTCGCCCATCGTTCTGCTCCTTCCTTCTCTGTGACTATACGAACCGACTTAACGCAAAACCGCCCGACCGCGCTCAACATTATTGAGCACAGTCGGGCGGCAAACTCCGACCTTTCGCCATTCCCCGCGGGGTTGGCCCGCGGGTGTCTTCCTTCCTTTCTATTATACCACGTTTTCCCAGCCGCCGCTCCGGTTTTCTTCCTGCCGTCCAATGCCATCGAAACCCGCAATGCTCACAGGTTCCATCAGCATGATACAGCCTCATCGTCCCTACCACCATTCTCCACTCTCTCCCTGACCATATCGCTGTCCCTATCTCCCTCCCGCATCCCGGACAATATAGCCTCATCGTCTTCATCCCTGCCCCTCCCCGAAAAAAACACACACAAACACACTCACACCCACGCGCGCACACACACGCACTAACCACACCCAACCACTACCACATACACACAACACACACACTCTCTAATGGAGGGGATCGGAATTCATATCGCTCTCGCCCCCCTCCCCATCGTCGAAGCCCACCACGCGGCCCATCGCCCGGAAGATCATCTGCGCCGCCTCGCGCCCGTCTTCCGTGCGTCGCGCCCGACTCACCGCCACGCCCAACGCATCCCACGCCCATTGCCGCAAATACACCCGCCGCTTCTCGACCTTGAACGGGCCGATAGAAACCGCGTATTTCTGCAGATACCTCTTCACCGTGGCCGTGCTCACCCCCAGCCGGTAAGCCGTCTCGCTCATCGCCTGCTGCACGCTCATGCCCTCTTCTCTGGCAAAAATAGCCAGCATCACCAGCATCGCACCCAGCAACCGCACAAATCTTTCTTCCGTCGCGGTGCTGAACTCCATGATGTCGAACAACTTCAACGCCCCCAAACCGCCCATCTGCATCGGGAAGAACCGCCGCAGCACCTCCTCCGGGCGTGCCTTCTTCTGCTTCTTGTCCTTCTGCTGTTGCTTAGCCATGTCTTCCTCCTTTGTTCAAAATAATTTCGGCTGCCTGGCCAACCGCCAGGCCCAGGCCACGCATTCCTATCACCACAACTGCAATTGCCTGGGAACTGGCTGGCGTTCCTTGCCAGCGTCTTCCGGCGGTTTGTTCGTCCATTGACGCGCCCATGCCGGTGAATCGAAAAACGGATCCACACCCAATGCCGTCACACTAAATGCCCACGCATCCCAAACCGTTGGAAAATCAGCCAATATCATCTGTTCCTCATCCCGCCATGCCGGGACTTCTGGGGCATTGGGGAAAACATGCAAACAAACGCCATCGTGCGGCGAGCAACTAACACGAACCAACATAGCCACTTTCCTTTGGTCATCTGACCATCACAATGCTGGATACTCACCATACTAACCAAACTGGTTGCACTGCTATAACAACAATTCCGCTGATAATTAGAATAAATATTACTGCGGCAATACTTACATACTCTGCCTTTTCCAAATTAGCTCTTTTGTTGGCTTCAACCGAGTCCAAATAAGTGCTAATCAATATCCTGTAGGCCTCCCCTTCTTCCTTTTGTAAAAGATGAGTATGAAGGTCATCCCAGTTCGTAGCAATAGCATTCTTGTATCTCCGAGGGCGTAGAGCCATGAGGCACGCCCCTGCCAACGCCAGATAGGCCAACACAAAAGCCAATAACATCAGATCCGAACGAAACTGCGACAGCATCCCACCCCCAATAACGACGCTCCCCGCCAAAAGAAGCGCCATCGCCTTGAAATCCAAGACATTGGCGGCTTCCTCATATTGATCAAACACGCGCCGCAGTTCCTCTATCGCTAACTTCTCCAATCCCATATCGCCTCCAAGCTGATACGGATTCCCAGCAATCCGCTCCAGCGGAACCCAAACCACACGCCTGCGCTCATCCATCGGCTTGCCTCCTCGTGGAGATTGCCTTCTCAAGAATATACATGAGCCGTTCCACGATTTCCTTCAAATCATCCCTGTTGTGCTCCACCGCACGCAGTGCGCCCGCCGACCCGCTACCCTCCGATGGTCGCAAGTGGCAATCCCACAGGCTATCCATTAATTCTTGCGCGCTCCAAATCGGAATTTCGAGCGCTTCGAAGTCAACACCCGCCCGCGCGTTGCGCTCCACCGTCGTAAATTCCATGTTTGTAAGCACCGCAATGCGGTCGTCGGGAAGTTCCTCGTAAAAATAAATTCTGATAGCCTCTTTGATTGGAACAGGCTCTGCTGCCACTCTCAATTTGCCTTTCCACATAACACACCTTCCCTCATCTTGACTGTTTAGTGCAATACTCTCATGAACATCATTACAAAAAGAACCACAAAAACGGCAATTGTCATTCCGATAACCAGATAGTTTTTCCTCTCATCATACAATGGCCCTACTGGCATATGTTCTGGTTTCGAAACCGCAATGCCCTGCCGTGCTACCCAATTGAGAATTCGTAAAACCTCCTCCGCACTCTGATAGTCCAAAACCCCCATCTTCTTCTCGTCTTCCCCGGCCCACGGCGGCAGAATATATGTGCCAGCAGCATCCCAAATAACCACCTCAGCAGTCTGCGAGCCCCTCTTCCCCGCTTCCATGTCTGCACGAACGGGGTCATCATAACATTCGACGCTCTTATTGCTACACTCATTATCTATGCCAAACTGCACAGATACTGTGTAACCGTTCTTGAATGTAATCCAGAACCCCTTTCCATTTGTAATCTTGAACATCAGTCGTTTCCTCCTCATTTAGCCGCGTCCGGTGCAACTGGAGTTAGCCAGCATCCTCTTCTGGAACAAGATTTGCCATTGCTGACAATACTGGCTCAAACGCGTCCACAATCTGCTCAACCAAGCCCATCACTGCTTTGGCGAACTCGCGTGATGCTGCTACAACTGTATTTGCAGATGCGGTAAGTTGCAACAAAAACTCCCGCTGCTCCTCCGGCGTGAGGGCGTCATACCATGCCACAATGTCGCCTCCCTCGCGCTTCAGGTCAATTGCCTGCTGCAACAACGTATTAGGCATAGACGCCTCCTCTGCCAGCGACGTGCTGGCTAACGCTTGCGTCACCGGCTCGCCGAAGGCGAGTCCGGTGAACGCGGGGTTAGACACGCCCTTCGCTCAAAGTCTCAATATCATCATCCAGCATTTCCACGACGGCCTTGATAGAGAATAAGATGGGGTACTCTATCACATCCTGCCCCAAAATGTTCTTTTTGCCAACGGCGAACTCGTCGGGCAATTCTCTTTGCATGGCCATGACCGCATCACTGATGGCATCACGGTATTTTGTGAGCAGGAGTACCAGTTGCTCGTTTGTCATCGCCTTGCTCCTTTCGGCACGGAGTGCCTAACTATTTTTAAGCGACCAATTCGCCGCATAACACCGCCCGCGGCGGCAAAAACCGACTAAACGACCACACGACTAAACGACTACCCTCACCCACTCACTCAACATCACCCGAACCCGCGCCGCAGGCGCCCAAAATGCCCGCCCCCCTCCCATCAAAGGCCTCACCCTCACTTCATCCATACGCTCACCCAAATGCTGCCCCAATACTTCCACCAAAAACGGCTGCTCGTCATGCTCCGGAATATACAGCGCCAATGGCATCAAGCCTCCCAGCGCCTCCCGGCCCCGTCTTGGCCATCCCGACATATGCCGCCTCCTTTCTCTCTCGCTCTTCTCGCTCGCGCCGCAGCGCCCGCATTTCGATTTGCAACTGCTTCGCCGGACAATGAAACGCGCACACCACACCCAGCAACTGCTCGGCATATTCAGCCAGAAGCCATCCAGGAACGTCCACCGAACGCACCTCGAAAACTGCCTCTTCCGCCACCGTCGTTACTGGACGCCCGCGCCCCATCATCTACCTCACGCCACAGATTTCAACGCCGCAATGATCCGGTTCAATCGCATCACCACCAGCGCCAATACCCGCATGGCTTCCACCAAGCTCATCTCACCGTCTAAAAGCCGCTCGATCTCTTCCAGCGCCGCTGTTGCCTCCATAATGGCGTCATCTCGCGCCCACGCCGCCGCATGTGGCCACTTCTTACGCGCTGTCATCGCTCACCACCGCGCTCATCACGCGCCGCCGAGCGCGCTTCCGCCAACGCCTGTTCCAACGCCCGCCGCGCCGCGTCCGCCTCTTCCGACCGACGCACCACACCGCGCCACCACTCACCCAACACCATCGGCGTACCCGAAGCCACAAAACACACCCCCACCCACACCGCCGCGCGCCAGTCCACCACAGCCGCACCGGCCAGCGTCACCGCCACGCCAATCACCACCAACATCGCCACTTGGCCCCGCTTCCGCTCCCCCAGCCACGCCACGAACCAGTTGAACAACACCCCAAACAGCAGCAGCCCCAACACCACCGCCAAGTGCTCGCTATGCCACACCATCGTTCACCTCCTCGTCGTCTAACATCTGACACCTGAAACTTCCCCCCAATCTCTTCCCTTTTTCTACCCAATCCTCGCCCAATTCCGGGCGCATCCCCCCTCGTGCTTCTTCCGTGCTACCATCCAACCGTCGCACCTTACCATCCGAATATCCCCGCACACCGCGGTCCACATCCGCGATCAGCATACTTCCCGGCCAACCCGCATCGAAATGCGCCCGCGCATCCTCCCCCACCGCGGCCAACGCCCTCGCAAGCGGCTCCGGCAACACACTCCCCAACACACCCGCAGCCTCTGCCGCTTCTTCCACCGCCTTCAAAACCTGCCGCGCCGCATACGCCCGCGCCGCATACCCCTTCCGGTACCCGCGCAGCGCCACCAAATCGGCCACCACTTCCTGATAAAACGCCGTCGTCATGCTCATCGCACCGCCTCCCGCCAGCCATCGCTCGTAACGCCGTCAAACAGCCCCGGCTGCCCCCAACGATGCACCACCGCCCGCGTCATCGCCCGGTCAACCTCCGCGAGATCTCGAATCCGCGGGCGCACCTCACGCGCTAAAAAATCCATTGCCTCTACCCTGTCCTTCGCCAGCCAATACCCTCCCCCGCGCCCACCGGCCGAACAAATCAGCACCCCCCGCTTTCGCAATCCGTTCACCGCCGCGCGCACGGCGCGCTCTGAAACCCGCGTCCCCAAATCTCGGCGCACCGCGGCCACCAACCCGGCGCGGGAAATCACCCGTTCACGCCCCACATGCCCCGCCAAAACCCGCGTCACCGCGGCCATCACCTCTTTCTGCGCTCGCCATTCCTCACGCATTGCTCTCCTCCATCTCGTCGAACAAGCCCGGCTGCTCCCCGTCAACCAGCCCGCGCCTGCCCCTTGCTCCGACCCACGCCTGTTCGTAGACGTGCGGCGGCAGGCGTCCCCATAGAGCAAGCCGGCCCGGCCGGCCCCGCGCTCCCTACTGCGCTACCTCAAACCCGCCGCGCTCTTCCCGGCACCCACCGGCAAGGCGGGCGGATTTGGGGCGGGACTTGAACCCGCGACCTGGGTATCGTTACCGACCTGCTCCCCTCGGCGCCCGTGCACCTGACACCTGATACCTGACACCTGGCACACGGACGCCCAAGGCAACCGACCGGCTGCCCCAACACCCCTAACTTGCCTAACCTCCTAACGCCCTATCCTCTTTCTCTCGCATCCTCGCCCATTCCCGAATGATGTACCTCAGCGCCGGGCTAAACCCGATCTTCTCGCTCAACGCCAACTCCTGCATCACAGCCTTCACCACCTCGATATCCTCCGGAAATAACACCACACCCCGCACCACAAAGTCCCGTTTCTTATTCCGCTTCTTCGCACCCGCACCCTTCACCATCGCTTCACCTCCTAACTCGCCTAACTTCCTAACTCCCTAACTCCTAATTCCTAATTCCTCTCCCCGCGCGCCAATGCGCACGTCTCTTCCCCCTCGTCCCACCACGCACACCGCGTCCCCAAACAAACCGCATACCACTCCATACCCGCGCTCATCACCGGGCAAATCGGCTCCTCGAACGCCGCCGCGCGCTCGGCCTCATACCGCGCCACCCACAGCGCCCCCTTCGCCGATTTCCGCTCCGGCTCGTCGTCCTCCACCACCCATCCCCTCGGCCAGTGAAACCGCTTCGGCCAATAAGATAAATACCCGCCAACGCCTGCTTCCTCGTCCTCCACCACCCATTCCACCACTACAGGCCCTATGCCGTCGCCTGTCAACACCACATCGCCTTCCACCACGTCCAGCCGCAATACCCCCGCATCCAACAGCGCACGCAACTCCGCTGCCTCCTCATCCTTCTCCAACGCCTCCCGCACCTTCGCCAGCCGCGCCCGCGCCATGTCCTCGAACACCGCCTCGTCATGCAAACCCAAAAATGCCCGCAATCGCTCGTCCATCGTTCTCCTCTCCTGCCAGATGTCATTTATCACCTGCCGCCAGGCAATTTAGAGTATACAACACTTGTAAACAGTTGTCAAGTGGCAGATAATAAGACGCCACAGGCAATTGCCTGCGCGCTATAGTTTATTAGCCTATGGACAATTTCACTGAATGGCTTGAAAACGAACTGAACAAAAGAAATTGGGATAGAGCCGAACTTGCTCGAAGAGCACGTTTAGCTACATCCACTGTTACGCGCATTATGAACGGCGAAAGGTCTCCTGGACCTGATTTTTGCCGTTCTGTTGCTCGCGCTCTCAACCTCCCCCCCGAAACCGTCTTCCGCAAGGCTGGTCTTCTTCCCCAAAAGCCCGATACCGACCCCGAAATCGAAGAAGCCCTCCATCTACTCTCTCAACTCCCCGGCCCCGTCCGCAAACTCGTCCTCCTCCAAATCCGCGCCCTCGCCGAAGCCCCAAACCTCCAGGTCACCCCCGCGCCCGCCAAACACGGCAAAACCTCCACAGCCCACGGCGCATGATTTCCCTCAATAGGGGGCTTTCAATGGCCGAAGACATCATCAACATCCGCACCCGCATTGCCGGAACCTCCCGCCGTCAAAAATGGGTCTGGCACCTCGAAAACGACACCCCCGTCTACCTCGAACGCGAACCCCAAAACCCCTACGACCCCAACGCCATCGCCGTCTATGCCGAAATCCCCCACCACGGCCATAAACAAATCGGCTACATCCCCCGCGAAATCGCCGCCGACATCGCCCCCTACCTCGACCAGGGCTACACATCTTCCGCCCGTATCATCGCCCTCTTTGGCGGCGAGCCAGGCAAACCTACCCGTGGCCTCGCCCTCAGCATCACTCTCAAAAAAGCACAACCCCGCGCCAAACGCACAACCCCAAAGCCAAAACCACAACCCAAACCTGAACCCCAACCCGCGCCAACAACGTCGCCAAAAGAAGCCGAAACACCGCCCCTCCCGCCAAAAAACCTTCCCCTCGCCTGGCTCCTCTTCTTCCTCACGGCCATTGCCCTCCTCGTCGCCCTGGCTTTCGCCCCCCTGCTCGCCATCAGCGCGGCAATCGTTCTTGTTCTCCTCACCATCTTCATCAGCCCCCAATCCCTCACCTGCCCCACCGAAGCCCACATCATCTTCGGCGGCCTCACGATTCTCATTGCATTCATCTCCCTGCCTGTTTACCTCAACGGCGCATCCCCAAGCACCACCCACACTTTCACAGCCCTTCTTGCCACAGCAACCGCCTTCACCGCCTACACCTGGGGGAAAAGCCTCGCCTGTCCACGGAAACAACCATGAACGATTTCGAACAATACCGCCACCGTCTCCACAACCTCAAACGCTCCCCTTACTTCCGCATCCTTATTGCTGAAATACGTGCACTCCACGCCTTTTTCACCCTGCTTCTCACCATCTCCCCCCGCCGCCTCTTCCTCATCGCCGTCACCTTCTCCCCCGAAGCGCTCACCATTATCTTCCATTATCTCTCGTTCATCCTTCCGCCCCTTACCATCTTCTTTCTCTCCCTTGCTGTTTACACTCCCTACACCCTTATCACCATCCTTGACGCCACCACCACCCCCCTCCTCGCTACCGCCGCCACCTTCTATCTTGCCTACTTCCTCCGCCGCGGCCAGGCCTGGGCTCCTCGCATTTTCTCCCCCATTCCCTGGGCCTCCCTTCGCCTCGCTCTCCTTGCCATCCTCACCGCCAATCTCGCCCTTTCCCTTCCTTTTACCTTACCCGCCCTCTTTCTCTCCATCACCTCCATGACCGCCGCTCTCGTCCTCATGCACTACACCACCTTCATCCTCGCCGCCGACATCTTCGTCCCACGCCGCATCCGCCTTGTTTAGCGTTTCTATAGAAACGCTTTCTTTTTCATCACACCAATAAAATAAAATGTTTTCATACTTTTTAGAAAAAACCCTCCCAAATTTCAAAAAATATGCTATACTAGATACACGGGGCCGTTACGGCTTGGGCAGCATACTGGCCCGAACAACCATAACGGAGGTTGTTCATAAGTCCAAGTCCCTGCTGCCGACAACCGCCATTCGTATCACAAACATCGGGCGTGCGCAAGAGGCGCTACCAACGCCCGATGTTTGTTTTTAAACCCGGAGGAACACATCAATGTACATCCTCTTCCTCGATGAATCCGGTAAAGCCCCCACCGATACCCACTTCATCCTCGGCGGTCTCGCCGTCTTCGAAGGCCTGCTTTACTCCCTTCGTGACGGCCTCGACCGCATCATGGCCGAAACCTTTCCAGATGACCCCCATAAGGTTTTTCACGCCAGCGAACTCTATCGCCAAATGAGCAATGGCCAACTCCCCGGCTTTGAAAGAACACACTACATCGCCCTACTCAATGCCATCGCCAATCTTATCGTCCGCTACAACTACGCCTACCATGACCATACCCGCCCCGGCGTCATTCTTGTCGGGCAGGTCATCGAGCGCGCCGCCGTCAGTCCTCCCCAAAACGCGTCAAAAGACGACAATCTTCCCTACTACCTCGAAGGCTTCAAAGGCGCCCTCACCCGCTTCCACGGCTTCCTCCGCGACCTCGATAGCGAAGGCAACCCCCAACACGGCCTTGCCGTCATGGCCACCTGGAAACAGCAATCCCACAATACCCTCAAACAAACCTACGCCATCTATCGCGAAGAAGGCACACACCTCGGCTACATCTCCCGCATCCCCATCCTCCCTCTTTTTACCGAAAGCGCCTCCACCCGACTCCTCCAACTCGCCGACATGGTTGCCTACGCCCTCCACCGCGCCTATAACCGCGACGACTGGAAGTACTTCCGCCCCCTCGCCCCCGCCTTCTACAAAAAAGGCGGCGTCTTCGCCACCCTTTACCACAAAACAACCCAAAGCGAACAATGTCCCTGCCCCGCTTGCGTAAGTCGGCAACGATTCCAGCCCCCCCTCCCCAAATTCCCTACATAATCACCACGCTGGCGCCCGAAACTAATTGCCCGCAGCGTTTCTATAGAAATGCTCACCCACACTCAAAAGGGGAAATCATGTCCACTAAACGCCTCATCCTCCTCACCCTAATCGCCGCCCTCGCCATCGTAGCGTGCACCCAAACCGCGCCACCCCCTACACCCACGCCACCCCCACCAACATCCACAAACACCCCTCTCCCCTCGCAAACTCCAACCCCCACCGA